CTATAAGCTAACTTTAAATATGGTCTTTTATTATGGAGATAGTTCATTCTCTACAAAATCAATAAAAGATAAAAAATTATATCCACTATAAGCTAACTTTAAATCTACTTTACTTGTCATATTTAACTCCTCTAATGCTTCTTTAATCTTAACTATAATTTTTTTCATTTTACCTGTAATCTTCTTCTTTTATACCTAACAGAATGGGACTTAATAGCCCTTATTCTTGAACATGCTTTACAACATGTAACACAATTAGAGGGTCTTATATTCTTATTAACTCGGGTGCTACGATGAGGTTTAGCCCTTCTTAGAAAGAGACGCCCGCATATAATACACTTAATTTCCTCATAAGTGCCCTTGCCCATTACTCAATTAAGACTAAGAAGAAGAAGAACAAAACATAATAAGCCGCAACAACAGCGTTAATTATGCCCATCACTACGCCTATCTTCAACATCACACTTAAATCTTTTAATTTTATTTGTTTTTCCATTATAATTTTTTTATTGTTATTCCCTCAGAAACTATAATTATTCTTTTCCAAAACTTCCACCAAACAAATTCTGATTTCAATTTTTGTTCTAATTTCTTTATAGTTTTTATATCATTTGTGTTAATAGTAGCTATATATTTCATTATAAATCCCAATACTTACCCCCAAACAGACGAACTCCAATATAATATGCCCATGAAACAATAAAACCAAAAAAACAGAAAAAGGGCTTACCTTTCTTAGCAAACTCCCTAAAAATACGCGTTTTAAGGTCTATATCCGCCTCTTTTCTTGTCTTCCTATGCTTTACCTCATCCCTATACTGCCTATCATGTAAATAACAAGCATAATTAAACTTAACCCCAAATAACTTCTCGGGAGAAAAAGAGCAATAATCCTCATCTTTATTATAACTCATTTTTTAATAACCTCATCCCCATTTATCTTAATTAGTTTAGTCTGTTCTAACAATTTTAAGATTTCGTTGGCTGTCTTCATGGATGAGTTATTTTGTAAACAAAACTCGCTAAGCAGTTTCTCTTTAGAGATTATTAAGCCCTTATAAGTAACTATAACATTTTTTAGCCACTGAATTTTAGCCTCTCTTGTCTTACTTGTTCCCATTAAATTTTTTAAGTTCCTCAAGAATATTTAATAAAATTTCTTTAACCGAGCCTTTACCATCATCAATAGGCAAACCAGCCTCGTTTAAATCTTTCTGAGGTATAGCTTTATCTACTTTATCTATTTTCTGCATGCTTACCATGTTCCAATATTCCCCTTTTTGCTCTCCCAACATTTTAACATAATCCCCAACCTTAAAAGATTTTCCAATATCTTCTGCAAAAGTAGAATATTTATGTCCGTCTATCTCGAAAGTCCAATTTATATAAGGTTTATTAAATTTAGAAATTCCTTGCTTAGATGAAACTCCCTGAATAACCCCTGTTTTTTCTTCCATTATAATGTATCTCCGAATTTAGTTAGCATAGTATTATTTAATGCTTCTAATTTAGTAATTAATTTATCAAACTCAGCAACATCTTTACCCTCGTGTATTTTAATTTCCCAATTAAATCCCCGAGAGTTTTTATAAATCTTAATATATCCTAATTCATTACTAACGATAGTTTCTTTATTTACCATGTAATATAGAGAGAGAGAGACTATTTAAATGTTTCTATTCTAATTATTCTAATAATTGTTTTTCTTTTTTAGAAATATATGAGCCATCCTCAGCGACGAGGTTCATTTGTCTATTCTTATGATAATCGTCAGCCCCTACTCCTGTTGTGGATGGTGTGGGATAGTTTTTATTAATTTCTTTTGTTCCAGAAGTTCCTGAATTTGTCCCCATTATAACTTAATCCTTTTGCATGGTCTCCCCTCATCATGTCTGCAAATATGTTTATATGTAGCTTCCCCTTCAGTCTTAACTTCTTTAAATTCTTTTGTCTTTTCTTTAGAAATTTTATCGGTCACTTCGATTTCTTTTTCATATATTATTTTCATGGTGCTTCCTCTATAACCGAAGTTAAAATTTTATTATTAATCACTGAAATTAAATATTTATCATTTGCCGTAGTTCTTGCGTTACTGATTGCTTGAGAAACTTGAACATCAACAGCCCTCAACAAAGTTCCTGAATTTGTCCCGTCTTTATCTCCGACGCTGTCATTATAGTCCTTTGCTAATTTCCAGTGATGAATTAATCCATCTGTTACATTTAAATTATTGGATAATTTTGTAACTTCTTCTTGCGTAATTGCTCTATTATACATTTTAATATCTCTCATTAAACCATTATAATTGTTGTATTTATTTTTTCCAAATCTTAATGAACGAGAAGATGAGCTTATAACTCCTACATAATCCACACTATTCTCGAGATTTCCATTCACATAAAGTAATAAGCTACTGCCATTATATACAAAGATTATATTATGCCACTGAGTTGTATTTAATGTTGTTGTTCCCTCAACTTTTTTTGCTGTGTCGTCTTCAAATTCAATAACAGCATAGGCTCTTTTGTCACTTTTAAACCCTACTGCATAACTATTTGACGCGTGAGGTGCCCAAAAGTCCTGCCATTCATTAACTAAGTCTGTATAAACATTTGTTGCGGTAAAAGTGTTAGGTTTAAACCAAACACTTATAGTCATTTCTGTTTTTCCACTAAAAACATCTCCCCCCGCCGTTTCATGAATATAATCATCTACTCCATCAAATACAGCACATCTCTTGGCTAAAGGGTTTGTTAAATCCACAGAAGTGTCCCCTACTACCATTTTTTTATGCTTCCTCTATATTTACTATTAAAATATCTTGTCCGTTGTTCATAGAAGTCATAAGCCATTTATCATTAGCCCCATTTCGCATAGCTGTTATAGCCGTATCAACAGAAGTAGTAGTAGCATTTTCTACTAATTGGACGGTAACATCGCCAGCAGCCATTTATTTCTTTTCCTTAGATTTAATTGGCTTTTCTTCCTTATCTTCTTTCGCTTTAGAAATATATAAATTAGGAAACTTTGCTTTTAATTCAGCTAAATTAGAAATTGCGTCAGACTTAATTAATTCATCTCTTATCTGATTTCCGGTTTTTCCGCCTTTTTCTGCTAAATTCTCAAAATGTTTAAATAACCTTTTGATATTATCTTCACTCATTTTAAGCCTCTGTGTTACTAATTAGTGTAACAAATTTAGGTTTTTCAAGAATAGCTACCCCGTGCTCAGAAACTCTTATTTTTCTTCCGATAAGTTCTTCTTTGATTATAGCTGTTTGCATTCCTTTAAATTGTTTAAACTCACATGCGTCCTTAAGTCCAGCAACCATAGCATAATCAGCAGTAACATTTTCGGAGACAATTACTTTTAACCCAGCAATAGAGTATAAACTTCCATCGCTCATCTTACTATCTGCTGTTGCGGGAATTTGAGAGCCAATAGAAACTAACCAAACTAATAAATCTTTTTCTCCTTTAGCACTTACTAATAAGTATCCGTTCTTTAATTTTCTTTTAGTTTGTTCTCTGATTTTCTGTTTAGCTTCCATAATATCCTCATAAGGATTTTGTCCTGAGGCTGCGTCCCATGCTGCCGTAGCTGTAACAGAGTTAATATTTACGGGTGTTTGGCTTTCGCTAACTACATCCCAAATATCTCCGTCAATATCATAAGCTACTGCTTCAACAATAGCTTTTAGATTATCAAGAAATACCTTAACTTCACTATCACTTTCATCTTCCATATTAATCATGGGACTATCCAACATATATTTTTTAACATAAGAGGTATTTCTTGTCCATGATTGTTCTAAAACAAAGGGTCTCGCTCCATAAGCAATAGGGCTTATTTTAGCGGGTGCTGTTGCAGTTAAAAAACCCGAAGTCTTTTGATACCATCTGCACTCTCTCGCATTTGTAGATGTAACATTTACTAATCCTTTAAAAATTAAGGCTTCTTCTTCGTAGTTCTTAGCTACTTTATCTATATTAATTCCCCGAAGTTCCGCCTGTCCTGATGTGTCTGCCATGTTTAAGCTAAGTTATTAGCCCTCGGGTTTAGTTCAAATAAAAATTGGTTTCCGTCTGAGGCTGTTTCTAAAGCAATTCCTACAATTTGCTCGCTATTAACATCCGCATTCACCAATTCGTTAGTATCTCCTGTTCCAACATCAGTAATTATGGCATTACCAACCGTAACTCCTGCCGCTCCTGCGTAACCTCTGAATATTCCCCGTCTATAAACTGCAATAGAAGTAATACCATCATCCGCGATTTTTTCGGATTGAGCAATTCCTGCACAAATATCAGTATCTCCATCAGCTAATTCGGCTGTCATGTTGTCAGTCATTTTAAGAATAGCCCCTTTTTCAATTCCTGTGTCGTCTGCACAAGTAAAATTAATAGGAGCCTCAGTTTCTACCACAAGTGTTGCTTCTCTTGCCATAAAAAAAAGGAATAAAAATAATATATAAATGCTTAGGTATTCGTTATAACGAATAACTATTTATTTTTTATGTGTGAGTCAGCCAATTTTATAAGATTTTTATTAATTTCTATCTCTTTCTCGGCGTCAAATATCTGTTTTTCTGCTTTCTCTTTAAACTCTTTCCAAAACTTCTCCGTCTTTGAGATAATAACAGCGTCTATTTTAGTCATTATATTTGCCCGCTCTCATGTCTTCTTCAACTTGTTTAGTATATTCTGCTGGCGAAAGCTCCTCTTTGGGTTTAGATGGTTGTCCCCCCTCTGTAATTCCCCCTAAAGCCTCGTTAGCTTTTAACTTCTCAAATCTATCATTTTCAATTTTTAAAGCCTTAGCAACCTCATCCATCTTCACTCTTTCAACTTTGGCTTTTTCAATAAGGGATAACCCCTCATCAGAATTGCTAATTGTTTCTTTTGTTCCGTTTGATGTTGCCTCTTGGTTAGCTTCCTCTTGTGTCTCTTGGTCATTCATTTTAAGCACCCCCTTTTTAACAATATCATAATTTCTCTAAAAGTTCCTGCATGACTTCGGTATTTTTATTAATAACTTTTTCCGTCCTTATCATAAACCATAAAACCATAAAAATCGGAAAACCAAAATTTCCCATAATTTGAATATAATCAAATTCCATTAGAAACCTCCTCGTTCATATTTTGGGTTGCTAAATATAAAGCTAATTCGTCAGGGTCTTGAATAGCCCCTTGTGATGCCTTTTTTCTTGCTGCAAAAATTACCTCTCTCGTTCTAAGAATTTCTAACTCAATTTTATTTATTTGGTCTGCGTTAAAAGTTAATGTGGGAGAGTTTATAGCTAAAAGTTTTATTCTTGCTTGCATGTTTAAAATATTTTGGTCTATATTGTTAATTATATCTACCGCTTCATCAGGGTTCATTATTCCTTGAACAGCCCATGTCTCAAATTTGGTAGCTCTACCTCTTTCTGTTCTAATAGTTTTAACTAAAGTATTCAAATTTCCTCGGGGTGTTTCTATTAAATCGCTTGCGTATTCTGCAACTAAGCCCCCAATAACAGGAATACCCTCTACTAAAGCCCCTATTTCTTCCGAAGTAGTTAAACCATCTTCAAATATTTTTCTTTGAATTTGATTTTTAATTATTCCCTCTCTTTCTAATTTATTTATTTTTCCCTCTTTCATAAGATTAATTGCTTTTTCCCATTCGGGATGAGAGGGTTTTTGGGTTAAACTCCAATCTATTAAACGGGTTGTTAATGGATTTAATCCTGTTTCTAAACCCCCAATAATAGCCGTTTTTGGTTCTAAATCTAATTGTTGTAATTGTGGTTTTTCTATTGAAGAAACCTCTTGTTGTAGTTTTTGCTCTTGGGCTACTTCTTTGGGAAATGCTAAGGCTCTACCTTTTTCTTGTAGTTCTGCTTTTTCTCTTTCGGCTATCTGTTTTCTTGCTTCTTGATTAATTTTCTCTTGTTCTCTAATTGAAATTATTTGAGGGGTTATTTTTCCCCCTTTGCTTCTGTCTTGTAGTGTTTTATATTCTTCTTGAGATAAATGATATTGTTTCCCCCCAATTTCATAAATTACAGACTTATCTTTATTGAAAGTAATTTTTTTATTTAAGTTTGGTTTTTTTTGTTCTTCTTCTTGTGTTTGGTTAGTTTCTTCTTTTTTGTTGGGCATAATGCAAACTTTATTTTTATAATCCCACTTGCCCCCTTTAGCTAAACATTTTCCAATAATTCCCAACCCCCCAGAATTTCTATTAGTTGTATTGCTTCCCTCACTAATTGGAGAGTTAATGCTTGTTGTTCTTGTTAAAGTCATTCGCCTACCCCCGCGATTGTATCATTTGGTTGAAAGCCTAATTGTCCTGCATTCTTCTGCTCATCTTCCTGAATTACCCCACTTAAACTTGGGGGTCTATTAAAAATAACTTTAATTGCTACTTGGTTCCACAAATCACTTTCTAATAAATGTTGCTCATTAGTATATACCGGTTCAAAAGTTAGAAAACCAACTTTACTGCCCGCCTCAGTGTAGTTCTCACTTGTAGCTATTACTCTTGGAATACCTATTGCAATATAAAAATAATTCTGTAAAGTATTAATCCAACTCGCAGGGTCTTGAACTACTATATTATTATCTTTAAAAGCTACTGCTCCTTTAGGAATAACTAAAACTTCCCCTTTTTTTATAGCTTCTTTATATTGAGTTTTAAAAGTGGCTATCTTAGTGGTGTTATCAGTATCCACTTCAATAATTCTAACGGGCACTAAGTTTCTATGTATAACTTTCCTGTGGTCTTCTAAAACTTCATGTAGGGCGTCTATAACCCATTTGCATTTATCCATAACGCTCTGCCCGTGCGTCTCGTCTCCTATTCTATTATTGCATAAATGTAGCATTTGTTCTTTAGGTATTTTAATCCATTTACCCTTAATAAGCTGTTCATATCCAACTATCATCCCTTTAGGGTTTATTTCTGTTCTTATTCTCTCGGGGCTTATTGGTTTAAGATTAATTAATGTTCCTTTATCATTTCTAATAATCTCTGCGAAAGCGTCCCCAACAACTTTCTTAACTATGATTAAATTCTGCATAATTGATGTAAAACTATCTTCCCCCCATCCTGTTAATCTCTCTAAAATTACTTGAGTATTCTTATTTTCTGTTTTATATCCTAAACCTGCCGTCCATGTTGCATAAGAATTTAAACCCGTATTTAATTCGGGAATAGTTTTGTAGTATCCGAAGTTTTTTGCTGCTTCGGGATAATATTGGTAATGTTTTCCGTCTTGTTTATCAAGAGGCGCGGAGCTAACTGAGAAGTCTTGAACTCCGCTCATATCTGCGGTTGTTGTTTTGCCTATATCTAATTCTACCATTTTATATGTTTATTTTGAAAGGTATATGTATTCTAGTAGTGCCTACTTGGTCGGTATCTAAAGAGGTAGGGTCTGCGCAAACATAGATACTTCCAGAAGTTCCGTATTGTGTATAATTTATCGCGCTAGTTTCTATGTCTAATTGTAAATAATCTCCTTTACAGATATTTATTTCAGAAATTTCTATGCCCGAAGACATAACATCATATTTAGTAGTGTTATAAACTACTGGGGTATATAGATTAAAAGAGCCTAGATTTTCATTTTTAGAAGTAGTATCATTTTTTATATATAAAGTTCCGTCTATTTCCGCATATTTCCCATTTCCCCCAGAAGCCACAACGAATTTATAGGCTATATCAATATAAGCCGTTCCTTTTATTGTTTGAGGAGTTGTAAATATTGAGGATTTTATTTCTGTAACTATTGGAGTGCTAGAGGAGTTCCCCCCTAATAATCTTGCATAACCATAAGGGGAATTATTAGCCATGTGAAATGTAGAAGTTCCCGAGCCATATTCTCCCTCAAATAAACCGAATATATTATAAATTATATAGCCCGCACTTTGTAGCATGTCAGTATAACTATAACTAGCTATTGCACTTTCGCTCGGCACGGCAAAATTATCAAAAGGTGTTGGCTGTGGGGGCATTTTACGCCTCGTCTAAAAACGCCTGTGCGTTCTTATCTTTTAATAAATTAATACAATCACTAACTCGGGCCCATAAAATATTAATCATTTGTAGGGCTTCTTGTCTGCTTGTAAAACCTGACATATCATAGTTAATCACATAAATCGCAGCTAAACTTGAGGCTGCCTCTTTCAATAATCCTTTTTTATCTACATTTAGGGTTGAATAGGTGTCAGAATAATTAATTCTTGTAACTACATTAATATAACTCTCTGCCTGTGTCACAAAATCATTAATATATGCCTCTGTGTTTGAGGTTGCACTTGCATTCGCTCCCGCTTTTCTTTGAACTTCCTCAGTTGTGCAAAATATACCCGTGTCAGCCATTCTAAAAAGAGCTAATCCATATATTTAAACCCTTGCGTTTAACTATTTCCGCGGCTCTTACAATTCCCTCTACTATGTGGGTATAATTACCAAATATCTTAGCGTGTGGCTGTCCCCGTGTGTCTGTCGTATATTCAAACTGAACAGACTTTAAACTTAAAAATATCTTGTCATCTTTTAACAATTCTATATCCCCACGCTCCATAAGTCTCAATAAATTGTTATAAAGGTCTTCTTTCTTGATTTTCTTTGTTTTCTTGCCCTCTGCGTCCAAAATTCTTGTTGAATTGTTAATTGGGACGATTTTTCGCTTTGTTTCGTCATTATCCATCAAATTATCAAAAACCCCAACTCCTATCCCCTCATCATCTATGTAAATGGCTTCAAAATCATAAATCTCATTTAAATTAATTATTGTGTTTGTTGTTTCGTTTAATTTAGTCTTTGTTGTAACTTGGTTATCTAATTGTATTAATCTTTTATCGTTTGTTAGTTTAAAAATCTCAAAGGTGCTTTCATCTTCTCCCATTCTCGCAATATCCACGCCCAAACTTGTTATATCTTCTTTGTTTATTTTATTGGGTCTTTTTGCAGTCATGCACTTCTTTATTAATTTGTCAGGAAAGAATTGGTTAAGGTCTTCCAGAAATAAACCTAAGTATTCTTGCCCATATTGAAGTTTAGTCATGTCAGCTTTTTCTTCTTCTAACATTCTTAATGCGTCATCTTTCTGTTTTTGCGTCCAGCTTACACTTATGGGTCTTTCTTTCATTACTTGTTCTGTGCTTATGTGAAAAACCTTAAATCTCTTTGCTTTTGCGTATTGTTCATAAAAATAGCCTTTTTTACCTGCTGGGGTAGAACAGAGCCATATTTCTCCACTTGTTGTGAGTATTGTTGGTTTTGCTGCAACAAATATGTCTTCTGACATTCTTGAGGCTTCATCTATTATTAGAATATCCCCCTCAAATCCCCTTATTGAGTTTCCTGTAATTCCTACGGCTCTGCTTTTCATTATTGAGCCATTTAATAGTTGTATCTTGCTCTTTGTTGGGGCTTTTCTTCCTCTTGCGATTAATCTTGAGCCTTTTTGTTCGATGAATGATAAGGTCATTTGAATTATTAATTGTGCTTGGTCTTCTGTTAGGCTTACTACAAGAACTTTGGTGTTTCGTTGTTCTATCATCCTATCCGCTGCTTTCTTTGCGTAAATTGTGGTCTTTCCTACTCGTCTGCCTGTGCAAATTAGGGTATTTCCTTTTGTTTTTAAAATTTCTTTCTGCCATGTGTCCCAATTCATGCCTAACATCTGCTTATAGCTAATAGGTATAGCTTAGGGCGGTTTATCATTAACCATTTAATAAAGGCTATTGGGTTTTGGTGTGCGGATAATTCTCGGCTAAATCTGTGGTGTTTAGGACAGAGACTTATTCCATTATCTACTAAATGCTTATATTTTAGAAAATTTCGGGGTATTAAATGGTGTGCATTTAGTCTTTCTGTGTTGGGACAAATAACACAATGGTTATTGTCTCTGTCCTTAACTTTGATAGCCCATTCTTTGTCCTCTTTTGTTAATCTGATTTTGCCCCTCATAATAATGCCCTTTCCACACGAAACCGTAGGTTTTGTTTGGAAATATGTTAAGTTTACATCTATTATATTATATAAATCTATGTTTTGTATTTTTTAAAAATTTCTCTGGGGGCCCCCCCCCCATATCCCCCCCCTAAATTTGAACGTCGGCGTCCGTCCGTC